TGTGGACGGAGTTGTTTCAACGCCATATCCTTTGACCTAGCGACTTTCCAGTCAACTAGTTCGTACAGTTTCTTTTCAATACGGTGACAAAAGTTTACAAGTAAATCAATTGTTTCGCGTTCCATTACTTCCGCGTCAATATTTGGGTCTTTGAAGAGGTAAGGCATTTTTTTCTTACGTTCTTCCCACTGTCGGCGAAACTCTAGGATAGCCCATTCTTGGGGTTCCCCGTTTCTCCACTGACTTGGATATTTGTATTCTACATCGAATATTCGTTCAAGTATATCGTGTACAATTGTACCCCGAAAAAGGTGTAACGTTAACTTGTCTGGCAATTTCTCGATATACCTATAGTAAAAATTTCGGGGGCACTGAAGGAAGGTGTTGATTTTCGAAGGCGATAACGGTAAGTCACTCGGACTCCAATCGTCAACCTCAACTTCAGTTTTTTCGTCACCGATAGTTACGGTGAAAGATGCGCCATTAGGCGTGTTTTCTATTTCTGTCATATTTTTTCTATGCATTAGAGCTATATAAAGTTATCTAAGTAATTATTTAGCCAGCATATGTTTATAGCATCTATGCTACATAGTATATGCTTAATAGAGCTATAGTATTTTTGTTGACAAACCTTTATATATTATCTTGACGAAATAAAATGTATGGGTCGAAAGTGGGCACCGGGGGACAAATGAAGGCCGAACAGATGTTGGTCTTAACAAATATGTTAGGAAAAATAATCGCAGAATTGGATGATGTGAAGGCAATGATAAAGGAAAGTACATTTGAAGATTTTGTAGGTGAGGAGGAATGAAATGGTTGATAACGATGTTGGAAATGTTAGCGGGTGTTTCTGCTTTAGCGGGTATGATTATTGTACTAACGATAACCTATGCACTTGTCAGAAAACAACTTCCAAAGTTCCCAAAAAAAGATACAGAAGTGAAGGAGATTAAAGAACAGCCAAAAAGGAGGATAGAGAATATGAGTAACGACCAAGCAAAAGAAGGAGTAACTTTCAACGACATATTTATGTTTATGATAGCTGTGCCACTAGTTTTACTTTGGGTTGGATTTGCAGGATATGTAATATTTCACGGATTACAAGACCAGAGCGTTCTACAACAGATTGAAGGATATACAACTTTGATAGCAATTTTAGGAGG